CTGGTCGCCCAGGTGACCGACTGGCTGCGTGAGAAGGACATACCGTTCCAGACTCGTGGCAGTGCAGCCGGGTCACTGATCTGCTGGCTGCTGGGGATCAGCAGCGTGGATCCGATCAAGTGGCACCTGTCCCACCTGCGCTTCCTGAGCAAGGACCGGACCAAGCCCCCGGACGTGGACCTGGACGTGGCCCACGATCGACGTGAAGAGCTGATCGAGATGCTGGACACCAAGTTCACTGCTCATCAGATCGGGTCGTGGGCCACTTACTCACTGAGCGACACCGAGGACGAGTTCGGTGAGACACAGCGAGGCTCTCTGCGGGTGCGGTACTTCAGTGCAGCAGGGAAGAAGGACGACGGACCCACCTCTTGGGATGAAGTTCCACAAGAGGACAAGGACATGCTGATGAGCCTGTCCGACCGGCACCTGTACAAGGGGATGGGCACCAACGCCGCGGGGATCGTGCTCACCAGCACGAGTGTCGAGTTCGACAAGCTGGTGCCCATGGCCTGGATGGCTCGGGGCAACAACTCTGGTGGGTACGTGACCCAGTACTCCAAGGACCAGATCGAGGCGCTGGGGCTGGTGAAGCTCGATGCCCTGGGCCTGAAGACACTGACCGTGCTGGACCGCACCATGAGGCTGCTGGGGATGCCGATCTCCAGGCTGGGTGACATCGAGTTCGACGACGCACCCACCTACCAGCTGATCAGGAGCGGTCAGACCGATGGGATCTTCCAACTCGAAGGTCGCTCCACGATGTGGGGGCTGAAGGATCTCAAGCCCACGTCGATCAAGGACGTGATCGCGGCCATGGCGCTGTTCCGACCGGCCACCATGAACACCGGTGCCACCCGTGCGTTCATCGCACGCAAGCACAAGCAGCAGCCACTGCCTGATCGACACGCGCTGATCATGAGCGTGGTCAAGGACACCAACGGGATCATGCTGTACCAGGAGCAGGTGATCGAGCTGCTGAGGGCACTGGGCATGGACCCCGATAACCTCACTAACTTTCTTAAAGCCGTAAAAGCCTCAAACAAGGACATAGGTAGCGCGGGGGAGGTGATCGACTCCTACATGACGTGGATCATCGAGGAGTGCGCACAGAGAGGGATGAGCCAGGGTGACATCGACTACATCGAAGAGTCGATCCATGGCTTCTCTGAGTACGGCTTCAACCGCTCTCACGCGACTGTGTACGGGATCACTGCCTACCGCTGTGCGTACCTGGCTGCCCGGCATCCTCTGGAGTACCACACTGCTCTGCTGGGCGTGGCGAGTGGTGGGGACGGCAAGAAGGAGGACCGCTACATCAGGACCACTCGTCGACGAGGAGTCAAGGTACTGCAGCCTGACATCAACGTGTCCGGGGCCACGTACACCATCGACGACCGGCGGTCTGCAGTACGCAAGGGACTGCAGAGCATCGATGGGGTCGGGGCCATATCGGCGACGCGACTCGAAGCTCTGCAGCCATTCGAGAGCCTCACTGATCTCGTGAGCAAGGCTGCTGATCAACAGATCAGCGGGTTCAAGGAGTACGACGGGACGCCTGAGTCACTGACCGGCATCCTGTCCAAGCTGTATGTATCTGGGTGCATGACGACGCTCACTCATGAAAGGAAGAGAGATGTCGCACTGCGAAGCGATGATCCTGATCAAGACCCTGCGTAGGCCCGAGGGCATGTACCACCAGTGTGGTGTGGAGCCAGCAGACCTGCACCACAAGCTCACCAGGGCGCGTGGAGGGCTGGTACTGGACCGGGCAGGTGAGACCTACCACCTGATGTGGCTGTGCCGTGAGCACCACCGCACGGCCCACGACGAGCCAGCATTCGACAACGGTCTGCTGATCAGGGGCTACGTGACCACACACCTTGATGGGAAGCCGGTGTACGTGGGGCCTGATGAGTACCTGAGCGAGCACTACGGCGAGCGGGTGCCCAGCGATGGATGATCCGACTCATGCCGACCAGCTGGCGATAGCGGCCCAGCTGGCGGGAGAGGAGCGCCTCGAAGAGCTCTTCGATGACGACGATGAGTGCAACTGCGTCACATGCCTGGTGCGGGAGACGCTGGAAGCGGCATGGCCCCTGTTGTTGGAAGCGGCGCGCGAGGAGATCAAGTGAACTACACAGAGCACATCAAGCAGGCAGAGATTCTGCTGAGCGAGGCCGAGAAGGACATGGCCACCGCCCAGTCCCAACATGACTGGCGCACCGTGCAGCAGATGATCCAGATGTCCCAGGCCCATGCCCAGATCGCTCAGGCCATGGGGTGGTCGAGACCCTCATGAGGTTCAGCGATGTGGTGAAGACCCAGGCACCCGACCTGGTGGTCAGCAAGCGTCACGAGGCGTGGCTGGAGCACAACTCCAACCCGGTGTACTCGGACCGGGCACTGGACTTCGCTGCCACTCAGCTGCACCAGATGCCGCGGAAGAGGAAGGGCACGATCAGCGCATCGAGCTTGGGTAGTTGCGTCAGGAAGCAACAGTTCGAGTACCTGGGCATGCCCCAGCTCCCGATGGACACCAAGGGCGCGATGAAGGTCCAGAACGGCACCTTCATGCACCTGAGGTGGCAGATGGAGGGCCTGACCGAGGGATGGCTGGACGAGGCAGAGGTGCCGGTCAACGTTGGTCACGGGCTGGCGGGAACGATGGACGGGGTGCTGTACAACAACGCAGTGCTGGAGCTGAAGAGCATCAACGCCCATGGTTTCGCGGGACTGGTCACCTTCGGCCCACCCAAGGAGCACCTGGTGCAGATGAGCGCGTACCTGATCTGCAGCAACAGGAACAAGGGTGTGTTCATCTACGAGAACAAGGACACCCAGGAGTACACCGAGATCGTCTACGAGCGCAGTGAGCTGCCAGTTGTGGATGTGCTGAGCCTGTCGCGCTCAGTTCAGACCATGATCGCGGATCAGGAGTTGGAGGAGCCCCTGAACGACTGCATAGACAAGAAGGGGTGGAGGTACGGGTCATGCCCGTACCGGGACAGATGCCTGAGCATCAAGAAGTGGGGTGAGGTGGCATGAAGGTGATCCCCACTGTGCAAGCAGCCACGGTTGTTGCGCCTGACGCAACGGCGCGTAAGTTCTCCCGGCGTCTGACAGACGTAGAGGTACTAGAAGGACTTCCGCCTCTAGAAGAGCTCCATGACGAGTTGCTGGGCTATACAGATGTTCTCCTGGGCAGAGCTGATCCACCCCTGGAGATCGATGGCTACTACCTGGACCTGATGGAGGTAGCCGCGGCGTACTACGCGCGGGCCAAGGAGATCGACATGCTGATCCACTGGGAGGAACAGCAGCGCAGAGTGATCCGGGGCAGTGCGTACTACAAGCTGAGGACCGGCCAGCTCAGGAGTTTCATCGAGATGGCCAAGATGATGGCTGACCTGGGATCGAGGCGTCTGACCATGGAGAGACTGCTCAACGATCAGCGCTATGACTCTGGTGGTGAGTCATGAGCTGGAGGGTGATACCGAGCAGGACCACTGATCCTGAGACATCTCATGCTGGGGAGCGTGACGTGAGGATGCGTGCCACGAGCCAGAAGATGCTGCTCCTGGTCATGTACAGCGCGTACGGGCCGATGAGCAGCGAGAATGCTGCCAAGGCCGCTGGGCTGAGCATGCGATCCTGCTTCTGGAAGAGATGCTCGGAGCTGTGCAACGACATGGGATACCTGGAGGACACAGGCAAGACCGAGCCTGGTGATGCCGGGAGCGCACGGATTGTGTACCGGATCACTGATGAGGGTAGAGCTGCAGTACGGAGGAACTCATGACGAAGGAAGAGCTGGAGGCAGCGGTACTGGCGCGTAGTGAGTCTGAGGCGCGGTACCGCAAGGCGATCATGATGGCGCGTGAAGAGGGCTGGACCAACGAGGAGATCGCCCGTGTGTGTGGGGTGACCGAGGCTGCGATCAGGATGTACCGCAAGCGTCACCTGGAGAAGGTGCCCGCCTAAGATATCAATCTGAGCTATACCGCATAGATCCCTCTACCAGGCCTGGACTTCACCAGGTCCACATGGTTCTCCCAGCCCTTCATGTAGGGCATGCAGTCTGTGCGCCACAGGAGCATGGTGGGCAGCCCTACCGCATGGGCAGCAGCCAGCTTCCTGATCCCGAAGTTGTTCGCGCCTGTGGGCAGGGCCATCACGATGGGCGTGGATCCTGGTGCGCACCGCTTCTTGAACTGCTCCCACCACCACTCCTTGAGGAAGTAGGCAGAGGTCTTGGCCTCGAAGCAGGGGATCAGCTTGCGGGGCCTGATGTCCCTGCAGAACTTGCTCAGCTCATAGGCGGTCCTGATCGGCCTTTTCGCGCCCCTGTAGTCCACCACCAGGCGGTTGATCTCCGTGTCCATGAGCTTGGGGATGGAGGACTCGTCGTTGAGCACCTTCCTGGGGTCGTACCAGGCATCCCCGCGGGTTGGGTGGGTGTTGTGGCTACCCCATGGGGTCTCCTGTGCGGACACGTTGATGTCCAGGTCGATCCCCTCGAAGTCCAGCTTGCTGGCAGAGGCCACCCTGATGGTCTCGTAGTTGCACCCCGAGGCGTAGGACTGGGCATGGGCCTTGTGGTAGACGAGGCCACCGATGATCGCGGGCGGGTACTTGTTGTGGGTCATGTGAACACCCTAGCGTCAGACACTTACTCCATGTAGCGTCAGACACATGGCACAGAAACCACTTGATGCGTCAGACACCACAGTGCGTCTGACTCTTAGGATGACAGAACGTCAGACGCATGGTCTGGATGAGCTGAGAGGTAAGAAGACCAGATCCGAGTACATGAGAGACCTGCTCGAACTGGCCATGGGTCAGAAGCAACTGAACGATGTCTACTACTCAGAGGCGGATCACAAGATGGTCAGGAAGCCCGTGATCTACCCAGAGGGAGCTATCCATGTGGAGAGGAAGCTCAAGGTCATCCCTGACAAGAAGCACCTGCATCGGTTCAAGGAGGTCGGAGAGCCGATCCGCTACTACCAGGGCATGCCTGTCTATCTGAAGCAGTGTGAATGTGGAGAGACCAAGGAGGGATGATCTTGGTATGGCCTTTCCGGAGTTCACCCACATCCACTGCTCCTCCAGGTTCGACCGCACAGCAGCCTCCCTGGAGTCCGATGTGGACAACTGGCGTGAGAACTCCTCGATCATCACCCTGACCGAGGTGGCCAACGATCGCAGGGGAGCGACCCTGGCTGAACAGGGCTGGGGCTATGCCAGGGCCAAGAAGGACTACGGAGCAGATGAGTGCGCCACCTGCTACCGCAAGGACACCTGGACCTGCATCTGGCAGGGCTACAAGAAGCTGAACACCCGCGGGCGCGTGTATGCGGGACCTGTGTGCTCAGGGGACAGCGTGCTCAAGCACAAGACCTCAGGGCACACCCTGTTGATCAGCGTGACCCATCTCCCTGCCCATGTGGAGGGCTATGGAGGCGCGCACTGGAGAACCCAGATGGATCACTGGGAGGCACGCAGGGCTGCATACCTATCCAGCCTGGAGACATGGAACACCCACATCAAGGCCCTCAAGACCTCCAAGAAGCCTGACGGGATCATGATCGTGGCCGACTGGAACCTGAACCTGAAGCGGCCCTGGGTCAGGGACCTGCTCAAGGACAACTTCGGGTCTGGGTACAAGCAGGCATGGGTGCGCTTCCCCACCTCTGGTGGAAGCCTGCATGGAGGACCAGTTGCGCCCCTGGGAGCCCCGGGCAAGGGGACAGGGGACCGGATCATCGACGGAACCCTGTACCAGGGGTTGAAGGTGGATACAGCCCCCAACCTGCTCTCTACTGCCCGGAGCTCCGATCACCGACCCTACAAGGAGCGCTTCGTGTTCGCGAACAAGGCAGGCAGCCCTGGTGCTACCACAGGGGACGGAGACGACACCAACAACGACCCTCGCTACTCAGGTGAGGAGTGGTGGGGCTTCGGGGACTACATGGACGATGAGATCTACGCCTACGACTACTCAACGGAGGGTTCCTCATGACCCTGTTCGGCATCGTCATCGTGATCGTGGTGGTAGCAGCACTGTTCTTCGTGTTCTCCAGGCGCAGGGGAGGGAGACACCTGTGAACGTCCTGGGGATCGACCTGGGCATCCGCAAGGTGGCTGTGGCGGTGATCGCAGAGGGTCTGGAGGGCTACACCTGCTACGGAGTGCCCAGGCTGGTGCTCACCGAGCAGCCCAGGCAGGTCGAGCTGCACAAGCTGGCCTCCTACACCCAGGCGCTGATCAGCACCTACAACCCTGACTACGTGTTCGTGGAGAAGCCCATCGTGGGCAACAACATCAAGTACTCGATGAAGATCGCAGAGACCTGTGGGGCTGTGTGCAGCATGGTCGGAGCGGCCTATCCCACAGGGACGAAGCTGGACATGGTGGACAACGGCACCTGGAAGAAGGAGCTGTTGCTGAACGGACACGCCTCAAAAGAGGACATACAGAACTACATCGTTGATACTCATCCGGCCTATGCTCTGTTCTGTGGTGATGATCAGGACGCCTACGACGCCTGCTGCATCGCCCTCTATGGAGTCACCATCCTGGATCGCGCCAAGCACCTATCGCTCTAGCTCCCTGGACTCTTGGCTGGAGGACTCAGGCCAGTACATCCCAGACCAGGACACCGAACGCTGGGTGTCCTACTCCATCAGCGACCTCTACCCCGACTGGCAGACCAAGGCACACTGCGCGGGGGTGGGGGTCGCTTACTACTTCGGGGACGACCAGGACCGGCCCACCATGAGCATCCAGGCCGTGCGCAGGGCCTCCAAGCTGTGCGATGTGTGCCCGGTCTTCTACGAGTGCCTCTCCCATGCGCTCACCACGCGCGAGGAGTACGGGGTCTGGGCAGGCACCTCAGGACGGGTCCGTAGACGTATCTTCAGGTTGGTGGACAATGGCTCCACCACCATGGCCGAAGTGATCGAGGTGTTCCGACGTGGCGAAGGTGACAGATATCGACTCTCCGAAGCGAGGGCCGAGGCGAAGCCCAAGGAAGACCTCCATCACCCCGGCCAACTCCAAGGAGACGATGGACAAGGCGCAGGTGGCCTACCAGCTGATGCTGGGAGGGAAGTCGCACTCTGAGATAGCCGAGATCCTGGGCTACGCGCACATCAACGACGTGATCCGGCTGATGACCGAGCGCTTCCACTCCGACGCCAAGTTCATGAACGAGATGGAGCGCAAGGAGCTCCTGAGCCTGGAGATGCTGCGCCTGGATGCCCTGCAGGCTGCTGTGTGGCCCTCAGCCATGATGGGCGACCCCAAGAGCATCGACTCCGCGGTACGGATCATCGCCACCCGCGCGAAGATCTCCGGCCTGGAGCAGGTCGACCCTGTGGTGCAGAAGAACCTGGTCCTGGTGATGGGGGACAGGGAAGAGGACTACATCGCTGCCCTGAAGGCAGCAGAGGTCAGCGACTAGCCGGGCGACTGGGCAGGATCAGGAGACTGGAGACATGGAGAGCGCATTCGGTGTGGAGCACGGTGAGGTGAGCAAGGGGATCCCGAAGGGGATCTTCGCTGCGGCCAAGGGCAAGCCGGGTGCAGGGACCTTCTCTGCCAAGGCTAGGATCCTGGCGCACCAGGAGGGCCAGGCTGCTGGCAAGGCAGGCAGCATGAAGCCCTTCCACATCGCTGAGGGGAAGCGCGCGCGCGTGCGCTCCAGGCCTATCGGCAAGGCGCTAAAGCTCCCAGGAGCCAGGTCATGATCAGTGCATTCGGTGTGGAGCACGGTGAGGTCGCCAAGGGCCTGAACCCGCTCAAAGTGCTCAGTGGTGCCAAGAAGGCCAGGCCCACACAGTTCCAGTCCAGTGTGTTCAAGCCCAGCAACTCCCGGGTCCAGTCCAGCGTCTACAAGCCCAGCAACACCCAGTTCAAGCTACCCAAGGAGCGTTGAGGCGAATGGGCGCTGCGTATGTCCCTATGGAGATCGACCAGGGTGAGGACTGGACGACCTCCATCGTCTACACCGATGACTTCGACGAGCCATACAACATCATCGCCCCGTGCCGACTGGACGTCATGTCCCCTCAGGGTGCGACCCAGCTCTCCCTCACTACTCCTGACACGGTGGTTCCGGAGGGCACCATTCCAGAGATCTCGCTGAGCAGCGAGATCGGGCTGATCCAGCTCCACATCGAGGATGGGGTGACCGGAGCCCTGATGCCAGGGGTCTACAAGTACGACCTGTTCGTGACCGTGAACGACGGCAACGCCTACGCGGGCAACCAGGTACAGAGGCTGATCTACGGTGACGTGACCGTCAACAAGCGCGTGACCACGCTATGAGGAGCGAGTAATGGCGAACGTGATCCGCCTGGTCAACGGCGGTCAGATCCAGGTCCGCACAGGTGTGATCCAGGGTGTGGGTCCTCAGGGCCCGCGCGGGATAGCAGGGCCTCAGGGTGCCGATGGTGAGCAGGGACCTACGGGTCTCCAGGGTCCGATCGGGCAGATCCTGCAGGTGCAGGGTCGTACCCAGCCGGTGGCCAACAACCCCTTGAGCGCGAACACCGACACCCTGCTGAACTGGGGATCGGTCACCTACGACGACCACTACGCCTTCACCAACACCGCCTTCACCATCCCCTCTGCAGGGGACTACCTGTTCAGCGTGTGGGTGAAGTTCGATGCGGTCACCGGGGCCACGGCCAGAGACCTGTGGTTCGCCATCGCAGGGGTGACCATCGCACGCAGCACTCGCACTGCGATCGCCTCCACCGACATGTACGTGGACCTGAGCCATCCCTACCGAGCCCTGACCTCTGGTGGCGTGGTGCAGGTGTACGCGCGCACGGGTACCGCGACCGGGATCAGTGTCGGCTCCTGGGCGATGACCAGGATCGGCTCTGGAGCTCAGGGACCTGTCGGTCCTGTCGGCCCGGAGGGACCGGTCGGTCCTCAGGGTGCAGTCGGTGCCACGGGTCCATCGGGTACCGCAAATGCGGGCTTCGCCAAGTACTCAGACATGCTCCCCCACTAATATCTGCTCATGACGTTCGACCAGGCACAGTCGCCTCGGTTGGGTCAGCGCACTCAGGTCGAGTCCACCTCGGTCCAGATGTTCTCCGGTGGTGAGGTCCCTGAGGCAGCATGGCCCGGCCAGCTGATCTACATCAACGAGGAGCAGATCCTCCAGGTCTACAACGGCGAGGCCTGGGAGGACGTCACTGGCGGGGACCTGGGTCAGCTGACCTTCATCGGTCCCACGGTGCCTGTCTCCCAGAACGTCGGAGACGTCTGGTTCAACACCGCCGATGGCAACCGGATGTACGTGGCCCGGATGGTGGGGGCCATCCAGGTCTACGCGGGCGAGTGGGAGGTGATCAGGGGAGAGCCACCGCCGATCACAGCCACCACCCACATCTACACCCAGTCCAACCCACCCACTGCTGCGAGCTCTCCTCCGCCCAAGGAGAACGACTTCTGGTACGAGACCCCGATCAACAAGCAGTACTTCTACCAGGCTGCCGCTCCTGGCAACCACTGGGTGCTGGTCAGAGACACCGGGATCGATGCTGCTGCCCAGGCTGCTGCTGCGGCCTCCAGCTCGGCTGCTGCCGCCAACACCGCGGCCTCCAATGCGATGACCGCTGCTCAGCAGGCCCAGGCCACCGCTGACGGCTCGATCGTCACCTACTACTCCTCGAACCCTCCGTGGACGGTGATTACACCCTCTACTGATCCCAGCTTCGAGACAGGACTCAACACCTTCGTGGTTGCTGGCAACGCGGTGGCTGGTACCACGATCAGTTCTGATGCCACCCGCGCGCATACGGGTACCAAGTCCCTGAAGATCACAGCTGGTGGAACTGCCGGGCTCGGGTCGGCCAGCAGGAACTGGGCAGTCACTGCGGGCAAGACTTACAGTGCCCTGGCCTGGGGGTTCGCACCGACCGGGAATATCGCGGGTGCGGGCACTCTGTCGTTGAGGATCGGCGGGACCGTGATGAGTCCTGCGTACAACACTCCGGCGATCACCACTCAGAACTCCTGGGTACCGGTCGTGACCACATTCACCCCCACTGGCACCGGCAACATCGCCTTCTACTTCTACGGCTCCTACGGTGCGAACGAGTCGACCTGGTGGGACGACGTGGTGGTGGTGGAGGGCACGCTCACCCCGAACAACATCGGTGATATGTGGTACGACACCGACGACAACAAGGCCTACCGCTGGT